GTAGTATTGTTACTTTTTTACATTTGACAGACGGGGTAGACAGCTAACAGACACTTTTTGAAACTAGGTGGCTGTTGTTAACTTTAATGATTATCAACGACTTACGGGATGACAGACACAAAAGACACTTTATTTACCCTATTAAGAAAATCTTTTTGAAATGCTCTCCGCAGGTGTCAAAAGTGTCTATCTCTCTGTAAGTCCTTGATTACCTTATATGTTAATAGCAGACACCCCCCTATTTTTGACTGTCTACTGGGTGGCTTAGGTGTCTGTGCGCTTGACAAACTGTACTCAATTGTACATTACTCTGGACAGTGCCCACAAAAACAGCTAAGAACAAAGTGGACCGTCGGACCTACGAGGCGGGTAAACCGAAACAGGTAACCAAGCAACAGGCAGCTAAACGTAGCCGTTGCCATCGAAGACGCATGAAAGCAGAGAAGGACATGAAAGAAGCACAGGGTAAGTTGGCGAAGGTCGAAAAGGACCTAAGTATTAAGCAACAATTCCTAGATACAATGAGCAAAGCACCTACGCCAGCCGAACAGCGTAAGGCGCTATTGGCTATGTTTGCCGAACGGGGCATCAACCCTATCGACGAGCTGATGCAGTATACCGATGATCCCGACGTAGCTAAGAAAGACAAGATTTCTATATGGAAAGAGCTTGCTAGCTTTACTCAGCCTAAGTTAAAGAGTGTCGACGTTCAGGGTACAATGAGTGGGGAGATGAAGATACTAACGGTAGATTATTCCAATGTTTCTAAATCTGAGCTTGCCAAGACGGTTGATGCGGAGATAGTAGATGAAGAGGATGATTATAACGAATTTTTGAGCGAAGAAGAGAAACATGACGATTGATGAGGTAAAGTCGGTTGTATCCGAACACTACACAAACTATGTGTTAGTAGTGTTGGATGAAGAGACTGGCTGTATCGACTACAGATTTAACAACGATATGATAGGTAAGATGCTTCTACATGAAGCCCACGCAGACATAGTTAGCTACGGCACGGATGTTGCAATAGATTTCGAAGTAGACTGGGACGACGAGGAAGTAGAAGACGATACCGAAGAGTTTTAATATGGACGTACAGGTTCCTGCACAGGGATGGCAGCCGAGACATTATCAGCTGCCACTACTTAAGTATATGACACAAGCCAAGCGCGGATTGCGTGCGGTAGTTGCGTGGCATCGTCGTGCGGGTAAGGATCTGACCTGCGTAAACATTGTAGCGATCAAGGCACTTCAGCGCGTGGGCACATACTGGTACGTCTTACCGTATGGTAATCAGGCTCGTCGTATTGTATGGAACGGTATGACGGGTGAGGGCAAGAAGTTTATTGACTACTTTCCAAAGGAGATTGTCGAACGCAAGAGTGAGCAGGAGATGCGAATTCACCTGAGCAATGGTTCTGTGATACAGTTAATGGGTTCTGACGATCCTGATAAGATGGTTGGTGCTAACCCAGTGGGTGTTGTGTTCTCTGAGTATAGTATTTCTGACCCATCCGCGTGGCAGTTGATCAATCCAATTTTAGCGGAGAATGGCGGTTGGGCATTGTTTAATGGAACACCTCGTGGTGAAAACCACTTCTACAAGATTTTGTTAAAGGCTCAGTCTGACGGGGCGTGGTACAGCAGCCACCTATCAGTTAAGGACACAAAGGCAATTGGTGCGGATGAGATACGTAAGGCTCGTGATGAGTTGAACAACGAAGCACGATTCCAGTCGGAGTACATGTGCTCGTTTAAGACTCCAGTAGAGGGAAGTTACTACGGTAGTTATATTAGTAAGTTATATAAGAATAAACAGATTATTGATACGTTGACCCCCGATCCGATGTTACCCGTACACACTGCGTGGGATTTGGGTATGGATGACGCTACAACTATTTGGTTCGTACAGTTGTTTAAGAATGAGATTCGCGTAGTTCACTACTATGAGAACAGCGGAGAGGGCTTACCGCACTACGCGCGAGAGCTTAACAGGTATGCTACGCAAAGAGACATTGTTTATGGTAAGCATTACGCGCCACACGATATTAAGGTACGTGAGCTAGGGACAGGTAAGAGTCGACTAGAGATAGCAAGAAGTATGGGTTTGAAGTTTACAACCGTAAAGAAGCTACCGATCATTGACGGCATCGACGCGGTGCGGGCTATTCTACCAAGATGTTGGTTTGCTAGGAATGATTGTGCTCGTGGTCTTGAGGCGCTTAAGGGTTACCACAAAGAGTATGACGCAAGTCGTGGTGTGTTTCGTAAATCACCTGTGCACGATTCTAGCTCTCATGGAGCCGACGCATTTAGAACACTAGCTGTTGGTATGAAACAGCCGAAGATGGACAACAAAAAACCAAAAACAACATATGACGTCGCAGCAGTTAGATGGTGATGAGGAGATATCTCTTCTTGATGAAGCAGTAGTAAAGTATCACGCTAAAGGCTTAGACTTCATAGAGCTTTTAGATCAGTACTTAAATTACCGTGCGCCAAGTGAGAGATATGTATTTAGTACCCCAAAGCTCCTACTGTTAGCGGAACTTGCCCACGATGACGAGCATGGTTATTTTTGGTATGTTTTGTATGCTGCAGCCCGTGGCGGTGAAAACCCAGTAGCGAAGTTCATGGAATTTGCTCCATATAAACTTGACACCGTAGCATTTGCTAGGTATCGAAGTATGGGTCTGGACACTCCAGATAAAATTAAACATTATAACTGGAACAGATTAGAAAGACTTGTAAATTATGGGCGGAAGCAAATCACCACCACCACCACCCCCTCCACCACCACCCCCTCCACCACCTCCCCCTCCTCCCCCTCCCCCCGCAACGGCGGTTAAGCAAATTCGTTCGGGTGTGAGATCTCGAGTGACTGCTGGTGGAACTGTTCGGTCACCTGCTCGTGTTGTTGCAACATCGAGTCAAGTGGGTCGGGCAGCTACTAAAAAAGCAGTAGTAGGCAAAAACAAAACTATGGGCTATGGCTCTAGGCTCTAGTCTTTAAGTTATGATTACAGGGACATTTATTTCGGGGGTGTCGAAACTTTTTAAAGCTATGAAAGTTAAGCAGTTTAAGGAGCAGAGAGCTAAAGAAGGTGGCAACCAAAGCTATTATAGTTACCTATACGAAAGAAATAAGAAGAAACCAGTAAAGCCACAGTCTAAAAAAACAGATCCAACAAAGAAGCCTGAAGATGTTCGGAAGCTAAAAGCTAAAGCTAAAGCCCGAAGAGCTATAAAGGGTTTTTAAGTGATCCTAAATGAAAGAATTACACCAAAGATATGAAGAGTTAAAGTTACTGCGGTCCAATCTCGACCATATGTTTCGAGACTCTCAGCGGTATGTGCGTCCGAACTCAAACGAGTTTGATCACCACAACACAACTCGAAAAGACGATGACTCGCGAGAGATCTTTGACGACACTGCCGTCTGGTGTAATCAGATGTTCGCCAACGGTCTGGCTTCGAATATGATTCCAAAGTCAGACCGTTGGATGTATCTGAGGGCAAAAGATGTACCAACAGCTCAGTTAAACCAACAAGAGCTGGGGTACATTCAACAAGTATCTGACCGCATCATGCACGAACTGGCTCTGCCTGAGTCACAGTTCTATTCTGCATCACATGAATGTTTTTTAGATATTGGTGCATACGGTACATCACCCGTTCAAGTTTCGCACCAAGATGGGGTAGTTAACTTTCGTACTCGTCCACTGGCTGATACATTCTTTGATGTAGATGCACACGGTCGTGTAGACACCGTATTTTATCGTTGCTACAAAACAGCGCGTCAGCTGTTGCAGATGTTTCCGCAAGTTGCGGATATGGAGGGGTTTGATAAGAGTCGTGGTATTAGTTCAAAGTACGAGCTTATTTATACAATACAGCCTAGCGTAGATAAAAGAGCAAAGAAGGGTGGTCGTGTTGGACCAGAGCGTCAATACACAGTTACTTATTGGTCACCATCATTTAAGGAGCCTCTGCAGGTAGACGGTTCAAGCTATTTTACTTTCTTAGTACCTCGGTGGTCTAAGTTAGCGGATGAGGTGTACGGGCGCGGACCAGCATTTACGTGCTTGTCTCAGATTCGTGTGCTCAATAAGATGGTCAAGGAAGTTTTGATTTCATCCGAGTATTTAAACTTCCCAACACTTACAGCCGAAGAAGACAGTATCATGCTTCCCATGAAGTATGGTTCTCGTCAGGTTGTGTTCCATGAGGCGGGCAGCGAAAAGCCATCTCCAATCATGGCGGGCAATCAGCCTCAGTACATGATGGACATGATCCGTATGTATCGTGATACAATTAACCGATCATTCTTTGTTGACCAGATTATTCGTCAGGAGAAGAAGGAGCGTCAGAGTGTTACTGAGATTCAAGATACTCGCGGACAGATGTTAAATCAGTTGGCTCCACTCATTAACCGAATGGAGTCTGAGTACATTGGACCAGCTATTGAAATTACTTATGCGATGCTAGAACGTTCGGGTGAATTGCCAGAAGCACCTGCATCAATGAGTGGTGTTGAACTTGAGATTGCGTATGCAAGTCCAGCAGCACAATCACAATATGCGACAAGAATTTCCGACATGAGCGCATTTATGCGGGACATCGCGCCACTTGCTCAAGTTAAACCTGAGCTTATGGAAGCACTTGATGAGCGTAAGATGTTTGAGGACTACGCTCGCTACCGTAACGTAGCTCCCACTGTAATTCGTTCAGAACAAGAACTACAACAAATGAAGGAAGGCGCTGCCGAGCAACAACAGATGCAAGCAGCAGCACAGGCTGCCCCACAAATAGGGGGAGCAATGAAAGATATTGCACAAGCTAAGTCGATTGACCCAGAGGGGGTTGGTCAGCTGTTAAACATATAAGATGAAGTTAGATGTACTGAACCTTAAGCGGCTTCGTAGGAAAGCGCAGCTTAAGAATGATTTAGAGCAGATATTAACCACTTCGGCAGGAGTGCGGTTTTTTGATGTACTGTTGCGAGAGTGTCACGTAACCAAACCAGTATTTCACAGCGATGAGGCTAAACTCCGTGAAAGC